TGCGCTATCCCAAGAAACTATCCAAGCGGGCGGATGAGATCCTGGCCGCCCGCCGCCAGACCGCCCAGGAGCGCCACAGGCGCGTGATGGCAGCCCTGGATGAGCAGCACCCGGAGATCAGGGCCGTGGGACGGGAACTGGCGCTTCTATACACACAGAGGGCGCGGCTGCAGCTCGACCCAGGCCACGACACCGGCGAGGTTGAAGCAGCCATCCACGAGGCCCAGGCGCACCGGGCGGCGGCGATGGCCGCAGCCGGTCTGACGGAGGCTGACCTGGAGCCAGCCTATACCTGCCCGCTCTGCAGAGACCGGGGCGTGAAGGAGGGCGGCCAGATGTGCGAGTGCCGCCAGGTCATCCTGAACCAGCTGGTGTACGAGCAGCTGTGCGATGTGTCCCCGGCGCGGGAATGCAGCTTTGAGAACTTCGAGCTGCGCTACTACGGCGGGCGGGATCGGGCGGCCATGGGGAAGGTGCTGGAGAGCAGCCAGCGGTATGTCCGGGAGTTCGGCGGCCAGAGCCAGAGCCTGCTGTTCACAGGCGCACCGGGCCTGGGCAAGACCCACCTCTCCCTGGCCATCGCCGAGGGCGTGGCCAAGGCGGGGCACCTGGTCATGTATGTGTCCGCTCCGCACCTGATGGATCAGCTGGAGCTGGGGAAATTCCAGAAGGACGATGCGGCGCTGGAGTTCCGGGAGGTCATCTTCGGGTGCGACCTGCTGGTGATCGACGACCTGGGCACCGAGCTGGTGACCCGTTACACACAGGCGGAGGTCTACGACCTGGTCAACCACCGGCTGAACACTGGGAAGCCCACCATCATCAACACCAACCTGGGCCTGCAGGAGATCGAGCGGACATACAGCAGCAGGGTGCATTCCCGCCTGGCGGGGATGTACGCAGCGGTGCAGTTCAAAGGCCGAGATATCCGGCTCCAAAAGAAACAGGAGGGCTACCGATGAAGGAAAAAACCATTATCGCGCAGAACATCCGAACACTCCGCAAGGAAAAGGGCTGGACGCAGGAGCAACTGGCGCAAGAAACAAGGCTTCCGTTGCGTTCAATCATCAATTACGAAAACGAGCGTCGAGACCCATGCGGGACTGCCTTGGTCGCTCTGGAGCAGGTGTTCGGGGTAACCGAGGCGCAGCTGTACGGGCTGGAGCCGCTGCCCCATCCAGAGGGCACGGAGCCGCAGATCCAGACACACGAAACCGTGATCCCTCTCCTGCTGGCCCCGGCCAGCTATCTCATCGGCATGGACGGCGGCAGCGAGGACGGCGACCTGCCCGGCATCTGCATCGCCTGCTCCGAGTGCGGCCAGGTCATTTTCTCCGGCACCCTTGCCCCCGGAGCCGAGGCCACGGTGGAGATCCCGCAGAGCTGCCCGCGCTGCAGCGTGACGGGAGGGTGCGGCGATGAGTAAAGCCCCGAAAGGCGGACGGAGCTACACCGAGCGGTTTTGCACGATCTTCTACTGCGACAAGGTGCAGGCAAGCCGCTGCTGCGCCGACTGCGACAGACGGTGCGCCAACGCCTGCCAGAACCACCCATTACGGTGCGGACCGGAGGACAAGGCCCGCAGAAGGAGGGAAAGAAAATGCTGACCATCACGATCCAGGTGAACGCGCCGTCCGGCCAGGCTATCGGGATCAAGGAGGACATCGCCGCATATCTGGAGAAGTTCGGCGACGCCAGGGTGGTGTCCATCGTGGAGAAGCTGCCGGAGCAGCTGCGGATGGACAGTCCTCCGCAGCGCGGCGCTGGCCCCGCCGAGCGCACCCGGCAGGCGGTCTACGCAACCGGGAACAGGTGGGCCATCGAGAACTTTGAGGCCACGCACAGCTGAATGGGAGGTGATCCACGATGACGAAAGAGGAATGGAAGCAGGCGGAGGAGGCCCTGACCCACTTCTTCCGCCCGGTGGAGCTGAAGGTGGACGGATACGACATCACCCTGATTTTGGAGCGGGTGGGCGTATATCAAAACAAAATCATGGTCTATATCGGCGGAGAGTTCCGGGGCCAATGGATGGCAGAGGACTGTGATGAGCGCCGCCGCTTCCTGCAGGAGCGGAAGCACAGCATCCTCTCCGGCAAACAGATGGCCGAGTTTGAACGGTTACCGAAGCAGAGGCAGAAGGAGCTGCGCGAGAAGTCCCCCATGCAATATTCCTGCTTCACCCCGCAGTGGTCATCCTTTCGGGCGCTGAAGAAACACTTCTGCGCCAACAACCAGAGCATCGAACTGGTCAAGGTATGAGCAGGGGGCTTCGGCCCCCGGCCCTAATGCAGCTCCCCGTGGGGGAACGGTCACAAGCCCGTGGAAATGCAGAGTGAGGCATCACAAGAACAGAAGGAGGTTAAGCCAATGCGAAACGCATCGAAGCGCATGGGGAAAAAGGGCACCCTGACCATCCCGCAGCACCTTCGGCACGAGCTGGGGCTGGACGGCGGCACCGCCGTGGATCTGACCCCTACGGGGGACGGCGGGCTGGTGATCCAGAAGCACCGCCCCACCTGCAATATCTGCCAGGGCACCTATGAGGTGGTGACCTTCCGGGGCTTCCAGATCTGCCGGGAGTGCTTCCTGGGCATCCGGGAGGAGGTCGAGAACCTTGGCTGACACGCTGGTGGAGCTGAAAACCAAGAAGGAAGAGCGGGCCGATCAGATATGGCGCTATGTGGACGAGTATGCGGCCCTGGCGCTGGAGGCTGACCGCATCAAGCAGCGGATGGACTGGCTGAAGGGCCAGTTTGAAACCATGGCCACAGCCGCGCTGAAGGACACCAAGCTGCTGTCCATCAGCTATTGGGGGAGCCAGAACAGCCGGGTGACGGTGACGAACACGGCCACGGTGAAGCCCATCTCCCTGACCATGGTGAAGAAGGTACTGGGCGAGGTGGCCGGGGACTTCGTGAAGTCCGAAACCGTGGACAAGATGACGGAACCCTGCAAGCGGCTGCTGGCCATGGTCTGCCAGGGCAACTTCACGATGGGCAGCCTGGAGGATACCATCCGGGCCATCACCGGCGACGCCAAGATCCAGGCGACCCTGCGGAAAAAGCTGAAGGGGCGCTATGAGAAGGACAAGGCGCTGCTGGAGAAGGTGGCGGGGCTGCCGGAGCAGGAGGCCAGCGACTGGGCTTTCCTGGCCGCCGAGGTCATCAACTGGGAATGGCTGGCGCAGGTGCTGGAGGCCGCAGGCTGGGAGGGCACGACGCAGGAGGCCATTGACATCATCCGGGCCGCCGTGATCGTGGAGGAAGGCATGAAGGTCGGCGTGGAGGCCGAGCAGCCGGAAGTGTAAGAGAAAGGAGGGGCGGGCATGGCAGCCATTAACGCCCAGCAGATCAGGAAGATCTATGCCATCGGGAATGCCCTGGGCATTGTGGAGCGCGGGAATGAGGACGATGACCTTCACGCGCTGGTGTCCGCCCTGACCGGGAAGGACTCGGTGAAGTCCCTGACCTATGCGGAGGCCCAGGCGGTGATCACCGACCTGCAGAAGCGCCAGGGCGCGGCTCCGCTGCCCCGGCACAAGCCCAAGACCTACCCGGAGCGGCCAGGCGGGGCCACGGACGGCCAGCAGCGAAAGGTGTGGGCGCTCATGTATCAGCTGGCCAAGGCGGATAAGGAGCCGAGCGCAGCCTCCCTGGGGGAGCGGTTGTGCAGGATCATCCGCAAGGAGCTGAAGGTGGACTCCACTCCCCAGCAGCCCTTTATCTGGCTGGACTTCCGGGCCTGCAACAAGCTGATCGAGGTGCTGAAGGGGTATGTGAACAACGCAAAGCGAGGTGGTGGGCACGGATGAGTGCGCTGGATCGGGTGCAGATGTCCGACCTGGATGAGGAACAGCAGCAGGTCGCTGAGCTGATCGGCCTGGACAACTACAAGCGGCTGGTGTCTGTGTTCGGGGGCCTGTCCATCTACATCCCCAAGGCGGACGCCTGGGAGCGGATGGCCCGCGACGAGCAGATCCGCGAGGAGTTCGACGGGTACAACTTCAAGGAGCTGGCTGGAAGGTACGGATTGACAGAAGTGCGGATCAGGAGTATTGTATCAGATAAGATGCGGGAGTTCCGCGCCCGGCCCATGGATGGGCAGCAATCCCTCTTTTAACTAATTTCATAAAGGGCTTTATTTTCCCGCTTCGCAAATAGAAGGTACAATCGGTGTAAATCCGATGTACCTTCTATTTTTTTGCGCGGGGGTTTTTGTATGAACTTTGATGCTGGCACCTGGTGGCTGGCGCTTCTCCTCCTGGGAGGGCTGACCGGGGGCTTTTGGTTTCTTTTGAAGCGCACTGTATTTGAGCGCGTGGATAAGCTGGAGCGGTCGGTCGGCGAGAGCGTCAAAAAGGGCGACTACGACAAGGACATGAAGGAAGTCCGGGAGGACATCGAGAAGATCAAGGCGAACTATATCACGAAGGAGGACTTCTTCCGGGAGCAGGCCAAGACCGACCGGAAGCTCGACCGCATCATGGATATATTGCTGGAAATGAAAGGGGATAAGAAGGGTGAGTAATCTCGAAAAGCGCGCGCTGCGGGCGGGCAGCTTTGTCCACAACAACGGCAAGGTGCTGCGGACGGTGAACATCCTCCGGCTGAAGTACAACAAGCTGACGGGTGTGCAGAGCGTCCTGGAAGATGACGGCATCGCCGAGGATGAGTTTCTGGACAGCGTAAACTTCCTGACTGAAGAGGGCTACATCCACCTGCGGCGCATCTCCAATAAAGAGCCTGCGGCCCTGGCCGACACGGACTACACGGCGCTGGAGGCCAAGCTGACCGGCAAGGGCATCCGGCTTCTGGCCGGGGGCATCGAGGACGATATGATCGAGGTGTAAGGGATGGGCAAGAAAGCGGGCAACCGAAAGCACAGCAAAATAGACGCTCTCGACCCCGCTCTGCGGGAGACAGTGGAGCAGATGCTCCTGTCCGGCAGCACCTATTCCGAGATCGTGGACTTCCTGGGCGACAATGGGGTGGGCATCTCCGTCGCCAGCGTCTGCCGCTACGCCAGGGCATACCAGGCCGAAGTGCAGATGCTGAACATGGCCCAGGAGAACTTCCGGCGCATGATGGATGAGCTGGACAAATACCCCGACCTGGACACCACGGAGGCCATCATCCGGCTGACGAGCCAAAACCTGCTCACAGCCCTGGCCAACACCTCGGAGGAGGACTGGCAGGGCGTGAGCGTGGACAAGATGCTGCGCGAGGCCAACGCGCTGGTGCGCGCGGCGGCATACAAGAAGCGCGTGGAGATCCAAAACCAGGACACCACCGAGGCGGGCCTGGATGCCGTCAAGTCCCTGGTGTGGGAGGCGATGGCCAAAGAGCGGCCTGACCTTTACCGGCAGGTCAATGAGTTCCTGAACAGCAAGAAGCAGGATGGTCTGGAAGCGAGGTGAGGACATGGTAAGGTGGTATGTCTTGCAGGTATCGACCGGGCAGGAGACGGCGGTGCGAGAGGCGCTGGAGGGCCTGGGCGTCCGGGCGGCGGTGCCCCGTGAGGAACGGCTGATCCGCAGCGGCGGGGGCTGGACAACGAAGGTCTACACGCTGCTGCCCGGCTATGTGTTCCTGGCGCTGGAGTACAGCGCCGAGAACTACTACCGGGTGAAGGCGATCCCCCATGTGCTGCGCTTCCTCGGCCCCAACGGGCTTTCCCCCTCCTACCTGACCCACCTGGAGGTGGAGTGGCTGCGGCTGCTGGACAACGGCGGGGAGCTGCTGAAGCCCTCCAGAGTGGAGGAGCTGCCGGGAGGCGGTGTGCGGATCGTGGAGGGTGTGCTGCGTAACTTCCCGATCAGCAGCATCGACTATGACAAGCGCACCCGCCGCGCCAAGGTGGAGATCAGCTTGTGCGGGGAGCCGAAAACGCTCACCCTCTCCGTGGAGGGGGACGGGAGCGAGGAGGCTGGGAGTTCTTAAACGGCGTTTACAGGAAGCCGGACAAAGCAGGCGGTTGATTCGTCCCGCCTGGGGAGGCCGGTGGAAATACGGGTGAAATAACCGGGCTGAATGACAGGCTGGGTGGTGAAGCACACCCTTCCCCCCTGTTTTTCAGCCCTGGTTTTATGTTCCTGCCCGTGGTGCCGTTTAAGCGGCGCACAGACCCCTTTAAATTCGCCGCACCGGGCAGGCGGGGGTAATTTCCCCACGCCCGCCTAAAAGCCCGCTGTGGGGCGGCTACGGCCCACGATTGAACACAGGAGGAGGAAAGGCCATTTTGAAACAGCGGAAAATGCGGAGCATCAACGCCCTGGTCGGCGCGCTGGCCGAGGCTGAAAGCAAACTATACAACGAGGACAGCACCGACTTAAAGGGCCTTTGTACACTCTTAAAGGATTTCTTAAAAAGAGATGACACCCCAGAGCGCGTCCGGCTGCGGCGGGAGTTCGAGGCAGGGCTTCCGCTGACCGGGGAGGACGGCCTGCGCCGGAAACTGGGGGCCATCGACATGGAGTTCTTCGGGCGGGCTTACTTCCCCCACTACTTCAGCCGCCCGTCCCCGGAGTTCCATCGGGAGTTGGACGCGATCTGGCAGCAGGGCGTACTGAAGGGGCGCTACCCTCTGACCCCGGCAGACACCAAGGCGATCAGCCGCCTACCGGGAGTACGCCGGGCGGTGGCGGCCCCCCGTGGCCACGCCAAGTCCACAAACCTGACCTTCAAGGGGACGATGCACTCCACCCTGTATGGATACAAGCATTATCCCATCATCATCTCGGACAGCTCCGAGCAGGCCGAGGGCTTCCTGGACAACATCCGGGTGGAGTTTGAGGAGAACACGGCGATCCTGGAGGACTTCGGGCCGCTGGCAGGCAGCGTGTGGCGCAGCAATGTGCTGGTGACCAAGACCAATATCAAGATCGAGGCCATCGGCAGCGGCAAGAAGATCCGTGGCCGGAAGCACCGGAACTGGCGGCCCGACCTGATTATCCTGGACGATGTGGAGAACGATGAGAATGTACGGACGCCGGAGCAGCGCAGCAAGCTGAAGAACTGGTTTGACAAGGCGGTGAGCAAGTCCGGCGACGATTACACCGACATCGTTTACATCGGCACCCTGCTCCATTATGACAGCCTGCTGGCCAAGACGCTGACCAATCCGGCCTACCGCTCCATCAAGTACAAGGCGGTGATCCAATTCTCCCAGGCGGATGACCTGTGGCAGCAGTGGGAAAGCATATTCACCGACCTGGCCAACGATGACCGGGAGGCCGACGCACTGGCCTTCTTCCAGGCGCACAAGGCGGCCATGCTGGAGGGCACCCAGGTGCTGTGGGAGGAGAAGCTGTCCTACTACGACCTGATGGTGATGCGGGTGTCGGAGGGTGAGGCATCGTTTAATTCCGAGGAGCAGAACGAGCCGATCAACCCGGATGACTGCCTGTTCATGGAGGAGTGGTTTGAATACTACAACGAGGCGGAGATCAACTTCCGCGACCCGGTCTTTGACTTCTTCGGGTTTATCGACCCCTCGCTGGGCAAGACCAAGCGAAGCGACTTCTCCGCCATCGTTACCCTGGCCAAGCACCGCAGCAGCGGATATATGTATGTGGTGGATGCAGACATTGAGCGGCGGCATCCCGACCGGATCATCGCCGATGTGCTGGCCAAGGAGCGGTGGCTCCGGGCCAGCTTCGGCCACGGCTACCGGAAGCTGGGCGCGGAAACAAACCAGTTCCAGTGGTTTCTGAAGGAGGAGCTGGCCAAGGCCAGCGCAAAGGCCGGGCTATATCTGCCCATCGAGGAGGTGCAGCAGACCAGCGACAAGGTCATGCGTATCCAGACGCTGCAGCCGGATGTGAAGAACAAGTATATCAAATTCAACCGCCGCCACAAGCGGCTGCTGGAACAGCTGACACAGTTCCCCATGGGGGCGCATGACGATGGCCCGGACGCCCTGGAGGGTGCGCGCTCCATCGCAAAGAGGGTGAAGCGGTTCCGCATCGTGAATCGGGCCGAGTTTGGAATTTAAGGAGGTGGGCAGCTTTGCCGGTCATTTTTATGGAACGCTCTCTGCTGGACAGCCTGACGGAGGCGGACATCAAGGAGATCATTGACGAAAACAAGGGGCACACCAAGTACGCCAGGCTGGAGGGATACTACGAGGGCGACCACGACATCCTCCGGCACAGGAAGAAGGACAGCACCGCCCCCAATAACCGCCTGGTCAACAACATGGCGAAATATATCACGGACACGGCCACCGGGTACTTCATCGGCAAGCCGGTGGTCTACAGCTCCCAAAATGACGCATACCTGGAGGCGCTGCAGGACATCTTCGACTACAACGATGAGCAGGACGAGAACATGGAGCTGGCCAAGGGTGCCAGCATCAACGGGGACTGCTTTGAAATGCTCTACCTGGATGAGGACGCGCAGATCCGCTTCACCAAGGTGCCGCCTGACGGCTGCATTTATATCTGCGAGACGGGGTACAACACGCCCATGGCGGCCATCCGCATCGTGTACTCCAAGGACAAGGACAAGAACATCATCAAGAAGGTGGAGTTCTGGACGGCCCAGGACTGCTGGTATTTCCGCAGCATCAACGGCGGCGCGCTGGAGCTGCTGGACATCCGGGAGCACTATTGGGGGGATGTGCCCTTTGTGGAGTACATCAACAACGAGGAGCGCCAGGGGGACTTTGAAGGCGTGATCACGCTGATCGACGCATACAACCGGGTGGAGAGCAACACGGCGAACTTCTTCCAGTATAACGATGAGGCTCTGCTGAAGGTGCTGAAGATGGGGGCCGTGACCTCCCAGGACATCGCGGAGATGAAGGAAAAGGGAGCCATCATCCTGGAGGACGGCGGCGACATCCAGTGGCTCATCAAAGAGGTGAGCGACACGGCCCTGGAGAACTACAAGAAGCGGCTGCGGGAGGATATGCACATCTTCTCGGCAGTGCCCAACCTGACGGACGCGAACTTCGGCGGCAACCTGTCCGGCGTGGCGGTGTCATACAAGCTGTGGGGGCTGGAGCAAATCTGCGCCATCAAGGAGCGAAAGTTCAAGCGCGGCCTGCAGCGGCGCATCGAGCTGATCACCCACATTCTGAACATCAAGGGCGGCCAGTTCGACTACCGGGACATCGACATCCAGTTCCGGCGCAACAAGCCGCAGAATGTGCTGGAGATCGCGCAGATCATCACCATGCTGTCCGGGGAGCTGTCCCGCGAAACCCGCCTGCAGATGCTGCCTACCATCGACAATGTGCAGGACGAGCTGCAGAAGCTGGAGGAGGAAAAGCAGCAGGAGGTCAACAGCTTCGGCCAGTACAACGCCCTGGCCCAGGCGCTGACCCAGGCCAAGGCCCAGCCGGAGGACGAGGACGGTGAGGGCGCATGAGCTGCTGGACGCGCAACGAGTGGATCGAGGACGCCAAGGAACGGGTGCTGCAGAACACCAAGCGCACCGACGATTACGCCAGGGAGCTGATCTTTCTCTATGACGAGGCGGCCTTCAACATTGAGAAGGAGATCGAGGCCCTGTTTGCCCGCTTTGCCAAGGACAACGGGCTGACCGAGGAAGCGGCCCGGCAGCTCCTGGAGGGGAAAGAGTTCAGCGTGTGGCGCAAGTCCATCGAGGAGTATATCGCCGAGGCATCCGATGCGGCCAAGGGTAGCAAGGCCCTGCTGGAGCTGAACACCCTGGCCATGAAGAGCCGGATCACCCGGAAGGAGCAGCTGCTGGCCAATGTCTACCAGAACATGATCGACCTGGCTGAGGACAGCACCACGAGGCTGGACACCCTGCTGGGCGATATGCTGCAGGTCAACTACTACGAGAGCTGCTTCTCCATCCAGCGGGGGATCGGCCTGGGCTTCCATGTGGCGAAGATCGACAAGAAGCTGATCCAGCGGGTATTGTCCTTCCCCTGGAGCGAGAAGCACTACTCCGAGGCCGTGTGGGGGGCCTGCGACCATCTTTCGGCGCTGGCCAAGCGGGAGATCACCCTGGGCTTCATCCAGGGGAGCAGCGTCCAGAAGATGGCCCGCGCCATTGATGAGGTGATGGACAAGGGGCGCTACAACGCCGAGCGCCTGGTGCGGACGGAGTGCAAATACTTCTCCAACCAAGGCGAGATCATGGGTTACAAGGAGAGCGGCATCGAGGAATATCAGTTCCTGGGCGGCACCGAGCATTCCGGCAGCTGCACCTGCAGTGAGCTGAATGGGCGAGTGTTCCGAGTAGACGAGGCGGAGGCAGGCCTGAACCTGCCGCCCATCCACCCCAACTGCCTGTGCATCATCAAAGCCCATTTCAAGAAAAGCGTTTTCGACAAGCGAGAGGGCGATCCCTTGGCGGACAACATCAAGTTTCGGGAATGGAAAAAGAAATATGTTGACAGCCCTGCAAGGACTGCTAAAATTGACTTAACAGAACCGGAACAGGCCGCACTGATGAAATACATCAGCAGCGATTCCTACAAGATCAATGACAAGCTGCGCCGGGGCACCGCCCTATCCAAAGGTGACCGGCAATTTGTGGAGGCACTGGATCAGGCGCTGAGAAAGCTCCCGGAGTACCGGGGGACGGTCTACCGATCCCTCGCTATGGGTCTTGAGATTGAGGATGCAGATGCGTTTGTAGCAGAATATGTTGTTGGGAAAGGCAAACAATTTCCCTCATACATTTCTTCTTCATTAGGCGTCTATGATCCTGATATGCCGATTCAATATATCATCACCTCCAGACATGGCAAAGACATGACGATGTTCAATGCCGGTGAGCGTGAGGTCTTGTTTCCAAGAGACACCTGGTTTCATGTTACCAAAGTATCCGGCCACACAATTTATATGGAGGAGATAGAGGATGACTAAGCAGCTGTACAGCGACTCTCGTTGGTGGGACAATCCCAAGCCTAGAACGCCGGTGTGCTGTACTTGTAAACATTATATCGGTGTTGTAGATGGTCATGTAAGCTGCAAGGCGTTTTCCAAAATACCTAAAGATATTCGAAACGATTATGTGATTCATGACCACCCGATTGAAGGAGACCATGGATTCCAGTATGAACCGGAGGATCCAAAGAATGTTCCGAAGTTGATCCCTCGGAAAAAACTCATGCCCTACGACTGATAAAGGGCATTCAAACACGTTAAAAACACCCCTTAAGGGGTGTTTTTATTTATGCCAAAATTGCAAAAGGAGGAATTGATTATGGCAGATATCACCACCGGCACCGCCCCTGCCGCAGGCGGCGAGGGGCAGAACCCCCAGCAGACCAATCAGCAGCCCGCAACGCCCACCGCAGAGCAGCGCACGGCCTTCCAGAAGTTTTGGGACTCCCTCTTCGGAGGCAAGGAGGAACCGGCCCCCGGCTCCGGCGAGGGCACCAAGAAGGACGGCGACCCTGCCCCCAAGGAGGGCGAGGGCACCAAGCAGGAACCCCAGGGCGGCAAGAGCTATTCCGAGGCCGATGTGGAGGCCAAGATCGCGGAGGCCAAGGCCGCATGGGAGGCCGAACAGCAGGAGAAGCAGCGGCTGGCCAAGCTGCCTCCGGAGGAGCGGGCCAAAGCCGAGGGCGAGGCCCAGGCGCAGGAGCTGACCAAGCTGCGCACGGAGCTGCTGCAGCGCGACCTGAAGGACGCGGCGGTGAAGAAGCTGACCGATGAGGGCTTCCCTGTGGGACTGGCCGACCTGCTGACCTACACGGACAAGGAGAGCATGGAAAAGAGCCTGCAGCAGACCCAGGAGGTATTCAAGAGCGCGCTGGAGGCCGCTGTGAAGGAGCGCCTGCGGGGTAAGACCCCGGAGGGGCTTGGCGGCGGGGCCAAGGCGGAGAACACCGTGAAAGACCAGATCGCGCAGGGCATCAGAGGAGGCATGATGTAATATGGCCAATGTATTTGAATATGCGAGCGTATTCCAGAGCGAGCTGGACAAGGCCGCTGTTGAGCAGGCCACTTCCGGCTGGATGGAGCTGAACGACAAGCTGGTGCGCTACAACGGCGGCGCAGATGTGAAGATCCCCAGCATGGACATGGACGGTCTGGCCGACTATGACCGTGACAAGGGCTTTGTGGAGGGTTCGGTCAACCTGAAGTGGGAAACCAAGACAATGACCCAGGACAGAGGCCGCCAGTTCACTTTCGATGAGAACGAGGTTAACGAGACCAACTTCGTGGTGACCGCAGCCCAGGTCATGGGCGAGTTCCAGCGCACCAAGGTGATCCCGGAGATCGACGCATACCGCTACAGCAAGATCGCCAGCCTGTGCATCGATAAGGATCGGGCGGGCTACGAGTACACCCCTACGGAGAGCGATATCCTGCAGAAGCTCTACTATGACATCGCGGCGGTGCAGGATGTTGTGGGCGAAGATACCCCGCTGGTAATCACGATGGCCCGACCCGTGGCGGCCATCTTCGATATGTCCAGCACCCTGTCCAAGAGCCTGAGCGTGATGGACTTCAAGCAGGGCGATGTCACGGTGAAGGTAAAGAGCCTGAATGGAGAGCATCCTATCCTGCGCGTGGGCAGCGGTCGTATGAAGACCAGCTATATCTTCAACGACGGAACCACGGGCGGTCAGGAGAAGGGCGGCTTTACAGCTGCGGAGGGAGCCCAGGACATCAACTGGATCATCTGCCCCCGCACGGCCCCCATCGCCGTATCCCGCACGGACAAGGTGCGGATCTTCGACCCGGAGACCTATCAGAAGAAGCGGGCCTGGGCGACGGATTACCGCAAGTACCACGACCTGTGGGTGCCGGACAACAAGCTGGAGGCCATGTGGGTAAACATCAAGCAGGCCAAGGCTGGCGTTGGCGGCTAAGAGGAGGGCTTATCATGATTACTCTGAAGAGACTGAATGAAGTTCGACAGGTGGCCAGCGAAGAGCGGGCCGCCAAGCTGGAGAAGAAGGGCTTTACCCGGATCGGCGGCGCTGCCGAGGAGGAGAGCCGCCCGGTGACGAAGGCTGACCTGGAGAAGCTGGGCGACGCCCTGCTTGACCGGCTGAAGGCGGAGAGCAAGGGCGGTACGAAGAAGGGCGGCAAGCCCAAGGAGGAACCGGATGGATCAGGAACTGGTGAGCCGGATAGCGGCGACGGCGAAAAGTGACCTGCAGCTGCCGGATGAGCAGCTGCCCACCATCGAGCGGTATGTGAAGCGGGCCATCAGCCGCATCCTGGTATTCTGCGGACGGGAGGACTTTCCTCCCCCGCTGGAGGATGTGGCGGCGCAGATTGTGGAGGATATGCTCCGGGCCGACCAGGTGGCCCCATCGGAGAACGATGTGGCCAGCGTCACGCGGGGCGACACCAGCATCAGCTACCGGGACAAGGCCAACAGCCTGAAGGAGACAGTGGCTTTTGTGAAGAACTATGAGAGCCAGCTCATCCCCTTCAGGCGGATGAAGCTGCCGAAGGACTGCCCTACATGACGGAAGCCGACATCCTGGCGCTGACCTATCAGGACAGCTGCTGGGTGTACCGTCCGCAGAAAACGACCCTGCCCTCCGGGGAGAGCGTGTTCCAGAAGGGGCTGGACGGCAGGCAGGTATATGAGAATATACCCTGCGCCCTCTCCAGCCCCTCCGGGGGCAAGCTGGGGAAAAAGGAACCCACCGCCAGCATTGACACCGACTTCCTGCTCTTTGTCCGCCCGGAGGTGGAGATCGAGCCTGGGGACACGGTGAAGGTGATCCGGCTGGGCCGGGAGTACCTGACGGAGGCCGGGCTTGCGGATCGGCAGCCCTCCCACAACAATGTGCCGCTGAAGCTGGCGAAGGCGAAAGCATGAGCCGGACAGAATACCGCTTTGATGGCCTCGACGCGCTGGAGCAGCAGCTCTCCCGCATGATCGAGGAGGAATATCCCGCTGAGTTCCGAAAGATGGTCATTCAGCTTGCCCGTGAGCTGCAGGGCAAGGTCAAGGAAAAGACCCCGCACAAGACGGGCCGACTCCAGGAAAGCTGGACAGTCGGCCCGATTGTCAAGAAGGGGGATACCTATTATATCGAGGTCTACACCAATGTGGAGTACGCGGAGCCGGTGGAGTATGGGCACCGGACACGGGGCGGGCGCGGTTTTGTGCCCGGCAAGCACATGATGGAGCTGTCCCTAGAGGAGCTGAACCAGGCCCTGCCCGGTTTCCTGCGGGAATGGCTCAGCGACTTCATCAACACCCATGACCTGTGAGGAGGAAGAGCATGGCCACCACCATTTACGAGGCCGTCCGCAGTAGCCTGATCGCCCTGCTGAAGGGGCGATGGCCCGCCTTCAATGTGTTCGGCGAGGGGATCGACAAGACGCAGGAGGCGGGCCAGACGGAGCTGGAGGACTATATCTATCTGGACATCATCCCCTCCGGCAACCAGAGCGCAGGCCGGGGCTACACAGACCGCACCATCCTGGTGGACGCCGCGATCCATACCAAGGGCGAGAGCAATCTGGAGTACCTGCAGATCAGCCAGGAGCTGGACGATCTGCTGCGCCCGGTATTCCGCTTTACCGACAAAGGCGAGGCCAGGGCGGTGACCATTCCCGACCTGGCCTTCAATATTGTGGACAAGGTACTCCACGCCACCTTCACGCTGGCCTTCCGCGACAGCATTGAGGAGCCGGAGGCCCCGCCGCTCATGGCGGAGCTGGAGTCCAATATCCGAACCAACCGAAAGGAGTGATTTTATGGGCTTGCCCGAAATCATCATTGAATTTAAGACCAAGGGCGTGACCGCCATCAAGCGCAGCGCACGGGGCATCGTGGCCATCGTTCTGAAGGATGACACCGAAGAGGGCCAGGCGCTAAACATCTACAAGAGCGTGCTGGATGTGGATCCCACCCACTTCACGGCGCGCAACTACGAGTACCTGAAGCTGGTCTATGAGGGTTCCCCCGCCAAGACCATCGTGCTGAAGGTGGCCACCACGGAAGAGAACCTGAACCCGCAGCTGAAGCAGCTGAACGACCTGAAGTGGAACTACCTGGTTATTCCGGGAATCACCGATGATGAAAAGACTACGGTGGCCGCCTGGATCAAGGAGGCGCGGGATGACCACCACAAGACCTTCAAGGCAGTGCTGCCCAACTGCAAGGGCGACCACGAGGGCATCATCAACCTGACCACGGACAACATTACCAGCACCCTCGGCACCACGGCCTTCAGCACAGCAGAGTATTGCTGCCGTATTGCCGGTGTGCTGGCCGGTCTGTCCCTGGCCCGGAGCTGCAGCTACTTCGCGCTGACCGACATCACCGCCGCCGATGTGCCGGAGGACGCGAATGAGCGCATCGATAACGGAGAACTGGTCATCGTCTTTGATGGGGAGAAGTACAAGATCGGGCGCGGCGTAAACAGCCTGACCTCTTTTACCCCGGAGCATGGACAGGACTTCTCGAAGATCAAGATCATCGAAGGCGTTGACCTGTACCAGGATGACATCCGGGAAACCTTTGAGTCCTCCTATGTGGGAAAGGTCATCAATGACTACGACAACAAGCAGGCGCTTGTGGCTGCAATCCTGGCCTATCACCGGGAGCTGGAGGGCAATGTGCTGGACAGAACCTTTGACAACACCGCCGCCATCGATGTGGAGGCCCAGGAAACCTATCTGCAGAGCCAGGGCACCGACACCTCTGAGATGGACGAAACCGCCCTGGCCCAGGCGAACACCGGCTCCAAGGTCTTTATCGCCAGCAATGTCAAGTTTGTGGACGCGATGGAAGATCTGAAGCTAACCTGCAATATGTAAGGAGGGAAAACACATGGGCAAATTGAGAGGCAACCGTACCCTGACGGGCACCTGGGGCGAGATTTGGGTGGACGGCGTACTCATTGCCGAGCTGTCCAAGATCACGGTCAAGGTGACCGCCAACCGTGAGGATGTGCAGCTGGACATGGATGTGGACAGCAAGATGACCGGCATCAAGGGTGAGTTCACCCTGACTATCAAGAAGGCGTACACCCGGTACAACAAGGTGCTGGAGAGCTGGAAGAAGGGGGTTGATCTGCGCAGCCAGATCATCACCAAGCTGGCTGACCCGGACGCCACCAATGGGCAGCAGGAGCGTTACAGCATCGACAACTGCTGGTACAACGATCTGCCGCTGGTCAACTACGAGAAGGGCGGCCTGATCGAGGAGGAGGCCACCGGCGGCTTCACCCCGTCCGACATGGTCAATCTGGACGCTATTTCCGCATAAGAGGAGGAAACGAACATGGACAACGAGAAGAAAAAGACCCTGGCCGAATTTTCCCGCCGCGCCCTTCAGAAGCTGAAGGACAAGAAGATCGCCAAGTACCAGACTTTGCACATTCCCAGCCTAGATATGGACATCAAGGTGCGCAGCCTGGACTACGGGGAGGTTATGGAGTGCTCCACTCTGGAAGACAACGGCGATATGTACCGTATCGAGAAGTATAGCATCTACCTGGGCACCGTGGAGCCGAGCCTGCCCGCCTTGGCCAGGGAAGTCATGGCTCAGGAAGCCGCGCTGCCCCCGGAGGAACGGGAGCTGAAGCAGCCGCTGGACATCGTGAATATCTTCGACATCGCAGAGATCCGCGAGATCTCCAAGGTTATCCTCGACCTGTCCGGCGCGATGAACGGCAAGGTGACTATTGTTGAAGAACTAAAAAATTAATTGCCCAGGACGGCGACGCATACCTGCTCCACTACTACATCCAGAAGGGATGGAAGGCAGAGGAGTTTTTAAGCCTGGATCTAGAGTCCAGGCTTTTCTATCAGGCATCTATGCTGGTCGCCTTGGAGGAACGGGCGCAGATGTTCTCGCTTGAGTAGGAGGTGAACCGCTGATGGGAGCGGTCAGAGGTGTAATATCAGCTAAAGACAATATGTCGGCGGTACTCCGCAGCGTCAGGCAGGAGCAAAGCGCCTTCCGGCGTGATGTGCAGCGGACACGCCGGGAATTGGAGTCCACCTGGGATCAGCGGCGCACCGCCCGGCTTGACGCAACAGCGGCAAACCGGGCCGCGCAGCAGCTGCAGCAGCGGCTACAACCACTGCGAAGAAGGATCGTCACTGCCGTGGCCATCAAGGATATGGTCAGTGACAAAATCAAGGCGGTGGGGAACAAGGTAAAGGCGGTCGGCAAGATGATCGCCACGCCGATTGTCAAGCTGAAGGACGGCGTGACCGCCGGGCTATCCAAAATCAAGAGCCAGCTGACGAGCCTGGCAAAGACGGTGGCCATCCCGGTAACACTGGCGGGCACCGTAGTCTTGGGTGGGGCCATCAGCCAGGGGGCGGCGCTGGAGCAGAGTATCGGCGGCGTGGAGACCCTGTTCAAGGACAACGCCGGGGTGGTAAAGGCCAACGCTGATGCGGCATTCCGCACAGCTGGCCTCTCCGCCAACGCCTACATGGAGCAAGTGACCAGTTTTTCCGCCTCGCTGATCAGCAGTCTGAGCGGTGATACCGCAAAGGCAGCCACCGTTGCGGACATGGCCATGGTCGACATGGCGGACAACGCCAACAAGTTCGGCACCGATATGGAGTCCATCCAGAACGCCTATCAGGGCTTCGCCAAGCAGAACTATACCATGCTGGACAACCTGAAGCTGGGGTACGGCGGCACCAAGGAAGAGATGCAAAGGCTCCTGTCGGACGCTCAGACGCTCACCGGCACCAAATACGACATTGATAACCTGGCCGATGTGTATAACGCCATCCATGCCATCCAGGAAAACTTAGGGGTGACAGGGACAACGGCAAAGGAAGCCAGCGAGACCTTCAGTGGCTCCTTCTCGGCGATGAAGGCCGCCGCGCAGAACCTGCTGGGGAACATGGCCATTGGCGGGGATGTGACCGGCTCCATGAAGGAGCTGGTTTCCACCGCCTCCACCTTCCTGCTGGACAACGCCATCCCTATGGTGGGCCGCGTCATCACTTCCCTGCCGGAGGCTATTCAGACCGGGCTTCAGACCGCAGGCCCTAAGTTGAAGAGCCTGGGCGCAGGGATTGTCAAGAGTCTGCGAGATGGTATGGTCAGCTTCCTGCCCACTGGCATGGGCGGGATTGTGGATGACCTGTTCAGCGCCATCGGGGACTTCAAGAGCGGGTTTGCGGCCATGCAGCCACAGCTGGCCAGCTTCGGGGCCTCAGTGAAGGCCACCCTGCAGCAGGTGAGTGTGGCGGTCATGCCCGCCATCACCAGCATCATACAAACTGTGCAGACGGTCATTCCCACGGTGCTGCCCGTAATTCAGACAGTGGTGGGTACCATCGGCCAGGTGATCAGCGCGGCGGCCCCGGTCATTGCGGGGCTGGTGCAGGGCATCGGGACGGTCATCTCCACCCTTGCCCCCGTGTTCCAGGTCATCTTCGACGGCATCGGCCAGAAGGTCGGCTCCGTGCTGTCCTTCATCGGAAGCAAGATGGGCTGGATCCAGGAGATCATCGGCACGGTGATGCCGGTGGTGGCAGACATCCTGACCTCCGCATGGTCGGTCATTTCCCCGATTATTGACATCGCCATCAGCGTGTTTAAAGTCCTTTTCAATGTGGTGCAAACGGTCTTTAATGGCATCGCCAGCGTCATCAGCAGCGTGTGGGATAAGATAAGGCCCGTTGTTGAGGGCATTGGCAACGGCCTGAGCTGGATCGCGGATAAGGTCGGCGGCCTGTTCGGATTTGGTGGCGGCGGTGGAGACACAGGCTCCAACGCGGAAGGCACCAACAACTGGCGCGGCGGTCCCACCTGGGTGGGTGAGCAAGGGCCGGAGCTGATCGACCTGCCGCGCGGGACACGGATCCTGCCCAACAAGGAAAGCGTCCAGCTGGCCAGCAGCCTGCAGCGGATGAGGGCGGCCACGGCAGCGCAGAACGCCCCCTCTCCCGTCCCGGCCAACGCGCCCATCCGCAGGGGCGGATCGTCCTCCCCTGCTGCTTCGGTCATCCAGATCACTCTGACGAAGCTGGCCGATAGCATCATGGTGCGAGAGGAGGCCGACATCGACAAGATCGGCGAGAAGGTCGCCAAGGAAGTGGTGCTGGCCGTGAAGAACATGGTGCCTGCGCCCGCATAAGGAGGTGGCCGCTTGAAGCAGCGCATCATTGAATTGAGCTATAACAACCATGAGGAGATGTTCAATCTCCCCATCAACCCCTCGGAGTTTGAGTTCTCTGAGGCACAGAACAACCAGAAGATTACCTTGCTGAATATCGGCGAGGCAAACCTGATCGGACACCGGGGCCTGGTAACAGGCTCCCTGTCCAGCTTTTTCCCGGCCCCATCGTCCCCCCTGGCCCGCTACGCTGACCGGGAGCCGATGGAGTATATCCGGCTGCTGGAGAAGTGGAAAACCAGCACACAGCCCATCCGCGTTATCATCAGCGACTGTGACTTCAATCTGGCCATGAGCATCGACAAGCTGACTAGGAAGCACCGGGAGGGGGACAAGGATGTGTACTACACCCTGGTGCTGTCCGAGTACCGCTTCTTGAATGTGCCTGCGGTACAGGTGGAGACCCAGCAGCAGAGTGACACCAACGGGCTGAACAACCGCCCCAATACACAGACTGCCCCCAAGAGCTACACCGTGGTGTCCGGGGACTGTCTGTGGAACATTGCAAAGAAATACTATGGCGACGGCTCCCAATACACGAAAATCTATGAGGCCAACAAGGGGACAATCGGGAGCAACCCCAACCTGATCAAACCTGGACAGAAGCTGGTGATCCCATGAGCTATGAACTGAACGCCGGGGGGAAGCAGCTGGCCGAGGTCATCGAAAAGGTCACCTGGAGCGGCGACAGCAAGCAGGTGGCCCGGAAGCTGGTATTCACGGTGGCCAACAAGGACAGCGACCGCTTTCTCCCGAAAGTAAACATCAACGAGGGCAGCCAGGTGCAATTCCTGGAGGACGGGAAGCTGCTCTTCAGCGGCCCAGTCTTTGATATTGAGAAGTCCGGCAGCGGGAATGTGGTGACCTACACCGCCCTCGACCTGATGTTCTATGTCATGAAGTCTGACATCAACCGGGTATTCGATGAAACCCCGGAGGCCATCACTGCCTGGATATGTTCCCACCTGGGGATCCCCTTCGGCTCGGCTGCAGCCACGGGGATCCCCGTTTATATGCCATGGCTGGGAAAGAAAGCGTATGACGGCATTATGGCGGCCTACACAGCCGCCAGCCGGAAGAACGGCAAGAAATACATCCCCCTAATTAAAAACGCCACACAGCTCCATATAATCGAAAAGGGGACGTTTTGCGGGGTGGTGCTGGACGGCTCCTACAATTTGACGGAGGCCAATTACAAGACCAGCCTGCAAAACCTGGTTGACCGGGTGCTGATCACAGATAAGGACGGCAACCAGATCGGCGTGGTGGAGGACACAGCCGCCCAGCAGAAGTATGGCGTGGTGCAGACGGTCTACAAGCAGGAGGACGGCAAGGACGCACAGACCGAGGCCAAGGCCCTCCTGCAGACGCTGGAGCAGACCGGCAGCGTCACCGGTTGTCCAGGAGACAGCCGGGCGGTCAGCGGTTACGCGCTGATCGTCCAGGAAACCACTACCGGGCTATTTGGCAAGTTCTATATTGAGAGCGACACCCACACCTTCACGGACGGCAAACACGAGATGGCCCTGACGCTGGCCTTCTCCAACATGATGGACGAGATGGAGATTGAAAACCAATCCCAAGGATAGGAGGCGAGAGATATGTCAAGATGGGCTGTAGAGATGGCCGAGGCTCTGCGCGGTGACGGCTCCAGCGGCACGGACGGCACCTGGCGGTTTGCAACCATCAATACCACCACCCCGCTGACCATCAAAGCACATGATCAGGTGATCTCGAAGCACCTCTACAAAAGCGCCTCCCTGTCCCTCCAGGCCGGGGATGAAGTGCTGGTGTATGAATCCGGCGTCGCGTTTTATGTTATCGCAAAGGTGGTGCCAGCATGAGCATATTCCCCTTTATCAGCCCGGAGGTTTTGGAATCCTCCGAGAGCAGTGAGCTGCCGATGTTTCGGGAGTACGCATACGACTTTGAAAACAACTGCCTGCTGCTCCGTGATGGGAACACCTACCTGGTGGAGGGCAACGAGGCACTGCGGATCTGGATATTCAAGGCGCTGACTACAGAGCGATTTCGCTATACCGCTTATGACAGCGCCTTCGGCAGCGAGATCCACACCCTGATTGGCAGCGGCCTGCACTCGGAGATTGTGACCTCCGAGCTGAAGCGGTTTATCATTGAGGCTTTGATGGTAAACCCCTATATTTCGGAACTGAGCAATTTCCAATTTACACGCACCGAAAGCGGGGTTCAGGTCGAGTTTGACTGCACCACAATTTATGGGGCAATGGTCGTTGAGTGGGATGCCAAGGAGGTGAGAGCAGCATGAGCGACACAACGATAGACTTCAGCACAGACGCCATCCTTCAGCGTATGAGGGACGGCCTGGAGAACCCGGCCAACAAGCTGGAGGGCGGCTTCTGTATGGATAACCTGCAGGCTGTAGCAGAAGAGATGGCCCGCATGGACGCGATGGAGGTACAGCCCATCCCCGACCATGTGCTGCTGGATACCGCCGAGGGTGAGTACCTTGACCGGAAGGCCCTGGACTACAACGAGACCCGGAACCCCGCCGCAGCGTCGGTAGGCAATCTGCTCTTTACCGGGGAAGCAGGCACGACCATCCCGAAAGGCACCGAGGTGCTATACGGTACGCTGGTCTTTGAAACTACCGCCACAGCGCAGATCAGCGCCGAGGGGCAATGCGAGGTGGGGGCTAAATGCCAGACGGCGGGAACCGTGGGCAATGTGGGCATCGGTACCATCACAGCCCTGCGCACAGCCATTTCCGGTGTGACCTCTGTCACCAATACCGCCCCCTTCGGCGGCGGCGCGGAAGCTGAGGGGGATGACTCCTTTCGCAGCCGTGTGCTGGAGAAGATCCGGAGACCCATCACAAGCGGAAACAGAAACCATTTTATTTACTGGGCAAAGCAGGTGCCTGGCGTGGGCGGTGCCAAATGCCTGGGCGCGGAGGTATGTGGGGCAGGCAAGGTCAAGGTGATCATCCTCTCCGACAAGTACAGCGCGCCGGATGAGGTGGTCTTGGACAATGTAGAGGCCCACATTGAGGCGCAACGCCAGATCGGGGCCGATGTGACGGTGGTGGCCGCCACGCCCAAGGCCGTCACCGTGGTGGTTACGGTCACGGTGGCCAGCGGGCACAACATCACGGACATCCACCAGAATGTCCAGGCGGCTCTGCAGAGCTACATTGACAGCGTAAACCGGGAGGACTTCGACACCGCCCCCGTCCGGGGCGATGAAAACCGGAAGAGCAGCATCAGCTATTACCGGATCGGCGACCTCATCTTCGGCGTGGACGGCGTGGCAGATATTATCAGTTACACCCTGAACGGACAGCTGGCCTCCCTCACATCCGACTATGAGGAATATTTCACGCTGGAGGAGGTGGAGATCAGTGCCGATCAATGATGCGTTTATGCTTCCCAAGCAGGTGCGGACAATGGCACAGATGGCAGACCTCCTCCAAGCGGAGCAGACGGAGCTGACGCTGACGCAGCGCACCATTGCGGCAATGGAAAACCAGCTGATCATAAGCACCAGTACTTTTCTGCTCCCCCGCCATGAGCGCCTGTTCGAGCTGCCGGTCAATACTGCGGAAAGCCTGGAAGCGCGGCGGGCCAAAGTGCTGGCGAAGCTGATCGCGCGCGGCACCACCACGGTGGAAGCAATTCGGGAGATAGTGAGGATCGTCACAGGATACGAGGGCGCAGTCGAGGAGCATTTCAGCCAGTATGCCTTCACAGTTATCGTTTTTCCCCTGTTTGACAGTGTTTTCCCCGACCTGCCGGAGCTGATCCGCCAGGTTGATGAGATCAAACCGGCCCATCTGATATTTGATGTTGTGGGCGCGTTTCAGCCCACTGTTCTGGAGAACAAAAACAAGGCTTCCCTGTACCGCTTGAAGATCCTCTCCCGCTTTGCCAACACCAGAGGCCAGCGGGTGGTACGGTTTGATGGGGAGGCCGATTTTGACGGCAGCATCCTGTTCAACCAGTCCTTCAGCGGGATCACCCTCCCGGCCATGGCCTTCCGAACTGCATTTCCTGTGCAGGAGGAGGTCAGCGCGACGGTGACCATGGATAACTGGTATGCCTTCGATGGGACGGCCATCTTTGATGGCGCACGAAAATTCAATGCCCAAATTGTTCAGGAGGAGTTTTAATGAACGAAAATAGCGTGATTACCAAGACACGCCGCAGAAAGCTCTGCATGGCCGCCAGTGACCCGGAAAAGCCGCTGGCCGTCATTACCCATGTGGCCTTCGGCAGCGGAGGTGTGAATGTCAGTGGGGAGCCAATCGTGCCCACGGAAACGCAGACTGCGCTCAACAGCGAACTGGCCCGCTATGAGGTGGAGAGCGTGACCTACCCGGACGAAACCACAGCCCGCTATACGGTGACCATCCCCAAGGATTCCCTGGTGGGCAAGGAGATCAACGAAGCGGCGCTGGTGGACAGTGATGGAGATTTGGTGGCTATTAAAAACATGTATTCAAAAAAGAAGGACGAAGGTGTTAGTTTTACCTTTGAATTCGATGATGAGTTTTAACTTAAAGGAGATATAGCTCATGGCTGAAGAATTTTACCAACTCCCGGAAAGCCCGGTTTATAATGCGGAGACCATCCGTAAGATCCAGGACACTGATCCGGTCCGGGCCAGCACCATTGTTAATCCCGTAATTTCCAGGCTCATTGAAAATACACATGCCGTTAAGAAACTTGCTGATAAAGCACAGCAGGAGGCTGCATCTGCTGCTGCGGCGGAAGAATATAGCTCCGAGTCCGTCTATAATGCGGGGTCTTACTGCACTCGCGGGGGAAAGCTATACAAGGCTAACCAGGATATTTTGTCGGCTGAGCCATGGACAGAAGCACATTGGACAGAAACTAATATCGCCGCAGAGCTTGTAGCTATTTATACGGCCTTGTCGAATAAGGCGCCTGGTGGATATGGACTGGGGGACAATGGTAGCACCATCCTTGGGAATGATCTCAATAACGCTATATTAGGAGGATTTTATGTATTTTCCTCCACAGTAAAAAATAGCCCCAGCTTTAAGAGCGGCAAAGTGCTGGTCATGCCATATTCGAACTTGCAATATCAAACACAAATCGCATTTGCAAGTCTCACATCTGAAATTGCTGTCCGTTCTTGTAATGGCGGGAGTTGGGAACCTTGGGAGTACCTTAATCCATTATTGACTCCCGGAATGGAGAACCGCACCATTGAGCGGTACAACGGCAAGCCGGTTTATACGCAGCTTGTGAGTTGCGGAGCACTGGAAGCCGAAACGATGAAAACTGTTATTCTTCCAGTTCCAGCGGATTGGATTGTGTCCTGTGTAGGGATGCATGGTCCGAATGTTAATGGACACCGTCAGGCTTCCCCGTTTTACTACAATAATGGGTCTACTGAACTTGTATTCCATTGTGCCGCAGAAGCGTACCATGTCGAAACCGAAGATAAAATCTATTTGTATTTATACGCAACCCAGGCAACCACCGAAAGCTATGCTTTGCTGAAATATACGAAGGAGTCTGCCTAATCGGTTGTCTTTGTGTAATATAAAGTCAGATACACATAGCATTCGGACGCATCTGTGTTCGTTGTGAGCCGGATAGTAGAGGCGTTAATTCTGATATTGTCAACCATAGAATTTTGTATTAAATTCGCACCATCCAGCATCCCGGTATAGGAGACCAACTGACTGAAATTCTCTATCCCGTGAGATATATCCTTGGACGAGGTGTTTGGTGCTTTGCCGAAACTAATTGCTTTTGCATAGACCGGCTTACCGTTGTAGCGATCAACGGTGCGGTATTCGATTCCGAGCTGCATAGGGGGGGACTCCCACTCAAAAGGCATCCACACTGATGGACTCGATGATGATGGATAACGTAGCTTAATCATCCGCCATCCGCACAGCCCTGCATCTGCGCTGCCGATATTGGATAGCACCGCATAGTTGGCATCGCCCTTGTATAAGAGCGATACCGTAGTTCCCGCTTGGTGAAACGTCGTAGGGGGGTAGGCCCGCACCAGTTTTGCGGTCCTGTCCGGCATCCCACTCAGCACGGCGTCTACCTTGGTGCAGTATGTCTCATAGGTTTCCTCCGCGCTGGTGGCCGCAATTTCCTGTAATTTGTCCCCGAAGCCATATCCACCAGGCGCCTTATTCGACAAGGGCGGCTAAAGACTAAAAAGGAGAGCAAATAATGAAAAAAATCACATACCAGTTGGCAACAGAAGTAAACAAGGGAACGCTAGAAGAGCCAGACTTTGAAACCGTGCTATCCGGTGTAGAGATTACCTGCTTGGATAGCAAATTAACGGACAATCTTGCCCTTGCAAAAGCTGAAGCTTACCAAGGAGAGGTGTCTGTAGAGGATGCCGGGCCGGACCCAGCGCCGTCTGGAGATCTGGAACAGCGGGTGACCGCCGTTGAGACTGGGAAGGCGGACAGGACGGAGGTGCAGGCTGTATGGGATCAGATGGCAGCAGCTTATCAGGAAGGAGTGCAGAACGCATGACAAGTCAGGAATTTGTGCTTGATGTGATGCGCGCCCAGGGCAAATCCGATGCACTGGATCTCCGCACACGAGCACCTGAACTGGATGGCACGGCCCTCATTGCCGAAGAGGCCAAGGTGCCCCAGTTCAATGGCTCAAAAGATTACTCCAGTTGGGTGACCGGAGCGCCGGTTTGGGAGGAGATAGATGGTGAGCGGCAAATATTTACGCTAATTACACCACACAACGCTAGCCACTATCCGGGATCTACACCATCGAACACACCCGCATTGTGGTCGATCCGACACACCAAAGACCCCAAGCAGGCAAAGCCGTGGCTGGCCCCTAATGGCACCAGCGGACTCTATGTTCTGGACGAGTGCGCCACGGAAAACGGCCATGTATACCGAAACAACCACGAAAACAATGAATTTAGTCCCTCAGCTCAACCAGAGAGATGGACAGATTTGGGCACCATCGAAGTTGTACAGCAGATCGCCCTTGTCGAATAAGGCGCCTGCGGGATATGGGCTGGGCGGCAATGCAATCATGACAGATAGCCCGGACTACAATCTGGATAATATTTCGGGTAGCGGATGGTTTGTTGGAGTTCCCAAAATGGATAATTTTACTTTCGGCTCTTGCTTGGTCGAAAATATCCAATGGGCGGCAGGCGAAGGAGCGCAGATCGCTTTCTTGTATCCTGGAACCAGTTCACCTGCTGTATATAACACACGCATTCAGCGCACCAAATTCAACTATGCCTTTGGGCCTTGGGAATGGATCAATCCCCCCATGCAGTTAGGCATCGAGTACCGGACCGCCGAACGTCATAACGGCCAGCCGGTCTATGCAAAAGCAATTAGTTTCGGAAAAGCACCAAACGCCTCTTCTAAGGATATATCTCATGGAATAGAGAATTTTGGTCAGTTGGTTTCCTATACTGGGATGCTGGACGGTGCGAACTTAATACAAAATTCCATGGTTGACAATATTAGAATTAACGCCTCTGCTATTCGGATCACAACGAATACAGATGCGTCCGAATGCTATGTGTATCTGACTTTATATTACACAAAGACAACTGATTAGACAGCTACTCTGAAACTCAAATATTGGAAGCCCCAGAAATAGTATTTTTTGTGTATGCGATAGATACCCATGAATTAGAAGTGCCGTCCCCATAAGAGGTCCCGTATTCCGCTGTCGTTGTGATGATAATATTGTCTTGGTCCACCAATATCCCTGCAATCCCTGGATTTCCCACAAGGTTGTTGCCATCGTTATCAAAGGCACACCGAATTGTAAGTCGAAGGCCAATATCTGAAACGCCATGCGCTATGGACTTGGTTCCCCCAGCAGGAAGAGCGCCTGTTTGCACAGTCTTTTCATACACCACTTTATCATGATCTCTTTTCACAGTACGATATTCGATTCCAGGCACCATCTGTGGGGTAATCCACTCCCAAGGCTGCCACCCTCCAAAAAGATAGTGATGGGATCGCCGAGCACTTATTAAGCCCTCAGCACTCCCATACCGATATGCAGTTTGAAACACAATCTCATCAGCGTATGCGCACACCAGTACAAGCCAACCAGGAACATTGTCCGGAGCGTGTACGGCCTCCCCACCTGCGCCATTCATGTACCATCCGTTTTTTGTGGCATCATTCAGGTCTGGAATGTTGGTAGCAGCTGTGCCTAATCCATACCCGCCAGGCGCCTTATTCGACAAGGCTGCCATATCCAGATATACTGGGTGAAAAAGGAGGTAGCGGATATGGATGCGAAAAAGGAACTGATTGACCAGCTAAAAACTATGGCGGGATGCTGTGAGAATGAGCTGAAAGTGCTTCTGGATGGATATTGCATCACTAGAGAGCCAGTACGAGAGAGAAGCAATCTCAAAAAACAGATTTCGGCGTTTTTGACGGCAAAAAAAATAGATGGTCTATCCCACAAAACCCTGAAAAACTATCGAGAAATGCTCACGTCGTTCCATTCTCAGGTGGACAAGCATATAACGAAGATCACCACAGATGACATCCGGACCTACATCGGCTATTTAGCTGATGAGCGCAGGCTGAAGGACAGCAGTATCCAGACACACATCAACACTTTGCGCTCCTTCTTTTCCTGGTTAGATATGGAGGACATTATTAAGAAAAACCCCATGCGGAAGATAAGGTCTCTCAAAATTGATCGCATGAAAGCTCGCCGCCCACTCAGCCCCGAAGAGTTAGAACAACTCCGAGACGGATGCTGCTCTTACAAGGAGAAGGCTCTTGTGGAGTTTCTGGTTTCTTCAGGTTGTCGCTTGAACGAGGTTACGGGGATACGAACCGATCAAATAGACTGGCAGAGCCGGAGTGTTGTAGTTCTAGGCAAGGGGCATAAAGAACGGACCGTGTATTTTTCTGTTCGAGCAAAACTAATGCTCCGCGAGTATCTGTCATGTCGGAAGGGCGGCGAAGCACTCTTTGCAAGCACCAGAAAGCCCTATGCTGCTATGTCTCCAAGAGCTGTTGAGAAAGCATTGCAGCGGATCGGAGAGAGGGCAGGAGAAACCAGGAGGATATATCCCCATCTGATGCGCCATACCTTCGCAACAAACGCCCTGCATGGGGGGATGGATATTACAACAATCCAGCACCTACTCGGCCATAGCGACCCCAAAACAACTTTAATTTATGCAGAGCTTAGACCAGATGCAATCCGCTATGCTTATGAGAAAGTAATAGCTTAGTATACAAATTATTTGAAGTACGCCTGGAGCTTATATCTTCAGGCGCTTTTGTCCTGCCCATCCCGCTCGAAAGGAGGTGGGGCCTATGCCCTGGTAAACATCCTCCCAAGGAGGCTTTTACAGCTCCCTTGGGAGGGCTTTTTTATCCCTTCAAATCCCATTTAAGAAGCAATTTTAAGTAAGGAGGATGTACCATGTTTGACATCACCACGATCATCGAAGCTGTTTTCATGCTCCTGGCGGCTATCATCACCGCCATTGTCATCCCCTATATCAAGAGCAAGACCACAGCTTCCCAGCAGGCTGAGATCAATGCTTGGGTGAAGATTGCCGTCACCGCTGCTGAGCAGATCTACACCGGCTCCGGCAATGGTGAGGCGAAGAAAGCCTATGTGCTGAATTGGCTCCGAGAGCATGGCATTACCGTTGACGATGAAAAACTGGATGCGTTGATTGAAGCCGCCGTATATGAACTGACGAACAACGGCCTGCTTGCCATTGAGCAAGGTGTTATTGTCGGAGAGGATGATGGCCATGAAGCCGGTTGATAGACTGCTGGCCACGGCCCGAGCCGAAATCGGCTACATTGAGAAGGAGACCAACGCCCATCTCGATGATAAGACGGCCAACGCCGGGGACGGGAACTGGAACAAATATGCCCGTGATCTGGATGCCCTGGGTGTGGTCTACAACGGCAAGAAGAACGGCTATGCCTGGTGCGACATCTTCACGGACTGGTGCTTCATCCAGACCTTCGGCCTGGAACTGGGCCTGCAGCTGCTCTGCCAAGCCAAGAAGGGGATGGGGGCTGGCTGCTCCGGCTCCGCCAACTACTACAAGCAAAAGGGCCAGTTCCACACCAGCGGCCCGCAGCCCGGCGACCAGATCTTCTTCACGAAAGACGGCGGCAAGACCATGTATCACACCGGCATCGTGGAGAAGGTGGCCGGAGGCCGGGTGTACACCATCGAGGGCAACACCAGTTCCGCAGCAGGTGTCGTAGAGAACGGCGGCTGCGTCCAGGACAAGAGCTATCCCCTGACCTACAGCAAGATCGGCGGCTATGGCCGCCCCGATTTTTCCATTGTACCGGAGGAGGACAACGATATGGATCAAACCAAGTTCAACGAGATGTTCGCCGCTGCGATGGCGGAGTACCGAAAGCAGCTCCGTGACAACGACAGCGGTGACTGGAGCCAGAAGGCCAGAGAGTGGGCCGTGTCCGTGGGCCTATTCGCGGGCAACGGCACCCTGGACAACGGGGAGCCGAACATGATGTGGGAGGACTTCCTAACCCGCGAACAGGCCGCCCAGCTCTTCTATCGTTTCGCCTTGGAGCATGGGCTGGCGTGATGGGGCGCGGGAAGCGCCTGGCCCAAGCAAGGGCACATAGGCGGCTGGAGTTCTCAAAGCGCCTGGTCGCTGATATTCGCGCTCTCCTTTGGGTCGTAACAATAGGCGGCCTTGCCCTGGCTGCCTATTGCATCCGAGTCGGCTACACTGGCTCCCTACCGTGGATCTCTGCCATGGTGGGGCTTCCCTGGACGGCCCATGGGGTGGTGTGCAGTTTCTACCTGTCCCTCTGCAAGAGTGACCACAGGGAGGGCGGGATCACCTTTGAAAGCGCCAAGGCTAAGGGCTTCCAAGAAGCCGAGGGAAGCGAGAACAGCCCTGCAATCTAAAGCCCTGCAGCTCCCGTAGCTGCAGGGCGCTTCCATAGCTCATCCGAGGATAATGCCCCTTCATTATTTGAAAGGATGAAGTGCTATGGAAAGTTTCATTGGATGGATCGGCGGCAAGCGCGCCCTGCGTAGAGCCATTTTAGAGAGGTTTCCCGATGATGAGGTGGGGCGCTATATTGAGGTGTTCGGCGGTGCGGCCTGGGTGCTTTTCGCCAAGGAAAAGAAGGCAAACCAGCTGGAGGTGTACAACGACATCAACGGCAACCTGGTCAACCTTTTTCGCTGTGTGAAGTACCACTGCGGGGAGCTGCAGCGTGAGCTGGAATGGATGCTGACCTCGCGGGAACAGTTCTTTGACTGCCTGACGCAGTACCAGGCGCGCGGCCTGACGGACATCCAGCGCGCCGCCCGCTTCTTCTATGCAGTCAAGATCAGCTTCGGATGTGATAACCGCACCTATGCCACCAGCTCCAAGCAGATCGACAACGCTGTGGAGTATATGACCAAGGTACAGGAACGGCTCCGGGGCGTGAACATTGAAAACAAGGACTTTGCAGACCTTATCAAGGTCTACGACAGGCCCACGGCCCTGTTTTACCTCGATCCGCCCTATGTGGACACTGAGAAGTATTATGACAGTCCCTTCTGTGCCCAGGATCACCAACGCTTAAGAGAGGTTTTAGGCCATATAAAAGGCCGTTTCATCCTCTCCTACAACGACCACCCGCTGGTGCGTGAACTGTATGCGGACTACCGCATCGAGGAGGTCACGCGCACCTCCACGCTGGCCGGGAGTGGAAACAATCAGACGCAGTATGCGGAGCTGATTATCCGCAATTTCTAACGAAGTTCGTTAGTTCGTCACGCTCCGAGTTATTCACTCACAAATCGACCCAATATGCCCCCTATTTTTGGTAGTATATCCCTAAAGGGGCAGTGAGATGATAAAAAATCACCTATCTCGAATCCTCGGAGAGCGCAGATGGACACGCGCAAAACTTGCCCGGCTGACCGGAATCCGTCCGTCCACCATCGGAGACCTTTACAATGAGATGTCGGAGCGGGTGTCTTTCGATCAGCTGGACAGGATTTGCGAGGTCTTGGACTGTAGCATTTCTGACCTGCTGGAATACATACCGAACCAGCAGCGCAGGACTGGCAAAGACCTGATTCTGGAGGAGCACGGAAACCGCAGGAAAAACCGACCCTAAATCTGAGCAAAAGAAATGGCGCTTAAGAGGTTTCTTAAAACCCTTTTAAGCGCCGTTTCTTTTTTGCAGATTGTTTGAAAAATTTTCGCAGCTTGTTTGCAAAGCAACAGCAGATTTGGCTTCATCGGAAAATAGAGTGTCATCGTATGTAGTATTTTTGAAAAGTTCATTCAACGTCATTTGTCGTTCCTCCTGATGCGGATACGCCCGCACAAATAAGTTGTTCGATTTGTAAAACTTGTTCTTCCGATGGGTCTACTGCGATTAGTTGTCTTATCAGGCCCCAGAGTTTAGGGGTTCTACTGAGCTTTGCGTTTATGTCCGGGGGTGATGTGCCTTTGGCCTTTGCAAAAAGTGTCAACATCTTTTCACGCAGTTCAGGAGGTGGCTGAAGTTGTTCTAATAGCTTTAGCAATAATTTCTCAGAGGGAAAAATCATTCCACTCTCAATAGAACTGAGGGAGGCATTGGTAATATCTACAGCCAGTGCCAATTGTCGCTGAGAGAGATGCGGTTGCTTCTTTTCTCTCGATTGCTTGATCCATTTGCCAAGTTTCTTCTTGTCAGTAGCTGAAACGGCCATTGATTTTCCTCCCTTCTTGTTGTTAGCTGTTAACTAACAGCTAACAACAAGATAGCATATTTACTCAAAGATGTCAATTGAATGACCCTACCCAATTCGAACAAGCCGATGAGACTTGAGGATTGGGTGGGGCCATTTTATGTCCTGAAAGTCTTGGTATGACAGGGATTTCAGTGAGTGGCGCGCTGAAGCAAATATGAGACACGAAAATACAAACCGTCTCAAAACGTAGTAGAAAACGAGCAAATTGGGCGATTCGAACACGGATGTCTCATTTAACAGTTGCACAGCAGCTCTCTTCCATTTGGCATGGCGTCAGATTTTTCAATGTGCGATGAGGTCGTTTGGTATTGTAAAACTCAATATAGGAAGCTACACTGGCTTGAAATGCTCTATCGGAAGGATGATCCTTTCGGTAGAGCTCTTCTTTTTTCAGCGATGCGAAGAAAGATTCTGCGACTGCGTTATCATGCGGTTTACCCGGTTGTGAAAATGATTGCTCTACATTGTGCTTATGTAAGAGCTGCTGGAGTCGATGGG